GGTCCATTCGCCGGTTCGCCCGGCTCTTTCCAGTGCGTTTTCCTGCCTGAACTGCCGGCAGGCTCGGTCGGCTCAACCGCGCCGTTCCGGCTATGCGAACTGCATCAATTCCGGGGAGCAAGTCGAAGTCGGTCAGGTCTGTTCGGACTGGGTTCATGCCGGGTCCGGGACGGCCTTGGAGAGTTGCAGTGCTAGTACCACTGCAACTAAGTCTCACATATGAGACTAAATGGCTTTTTTGAGGCCTTCGAGCCGGTCTGTTGTGACTGGCTTTCAGGGCGTCACGAGTATGCAATTCCCATAGCTCCGCGCGAATCCGGTCGCATTTTGCGTATCGATCGGGATGGCGTCATTGAGTATGATTCTCAACTGTGGGAGCAAATCAGGTGTTCCAGCTCGGAAACGTCGCTGCGCGTACGTTGCGATGGCAAGGCCCTTCACTTCATGGGCAACATCGGCCGTTTCGGCGAGTCGGACAACGTGACTGGCTTGACGGTGATTCAGTGCGTCGAGAAGTGGGGCGAGGTGCTTCGCCGTCTCGGTTTCGAGTGCTTTGGCTTCGGGTCGCGGTGGCGTCGTCGTTCGGTCGAAGGTGTTCCGGTGGTCAATCCCGAGTCGTCTGTCCTGGAATGCGGTACCTGGCTGACTCGGATCGATCTGGCGGGCAATTTCGAGGTCAGCGACTATGCCGCCCTGTCGTCGGCGTTCATGGTGCGCCGGATCGGTCAGCGGCTTCCCTTCGCGGGCCGGTACGGGCCGACCTGGGGCTACGAGTCGAAGCGGTCGAACTGGTGGAAAGCCAAGCTCTACGACAAGACTGCGCAGATGGAAGGCAAGCGGCGATCTGCGGGCGGTTCGACCCTCGCCCGCTTCGAGGTGCAACTGGGTTCGGAATTTCTCAAGCGCAAGGGTTTGGATTCGGTGAAGTCGTGGATGGAAGGACAAAACATGGAAAACGTCGTGTATCAGGATTTCGGGGGGCCGCTCTTTCGGGAGAGTCTCGAAGTGCAGAGTTGGGATGAGATCCCGTCCCGTCTGCAGCATTGGGCCACGCTCTGGCGCGAAGGCAAGGACTTGCGCACCAAGATGTCTCGACCCACGTATTTCCGGGTGCGCGCCAAGCTCCTGGAATACGGTTTGGATATTGGTACGCCTTGCAATGTGCTGGCGCTGACTCGGCATGTGCAGGTCGTGACGGTCCGTCCGGTGTCTGCGTTGCGCTCGGTGGCTTGATCATGGCCACGATTCCTTTGTCCCTTGTGCTGGCTGAACTGCGGTTCTGTCAGCTTTTCTTGATCACTTTCGCTGATCGGCGCAGTACGCCGTATCACTGGTCGGGTTCCTATGCCATCAGTCGTTGTCGCGAGAGAAAGGATAGTTGAAATGGCGGTTTGCGCAATGGTCGATGCTTCGGGCTTCGTCAAGCAGCTTGCGGGTGTGTCCTTGGGCGATTGCACCGGCTACGTTCTGCTCGACAAATCGGATTGGGTCAGCAATGGCCTGGTCCAGTCCCTGATTACCATTCCTTCGGGCGAGGACTTTGCCGCCGTGTGGGCGACGGCCTTCATTGTGCCGGTCAGCATTGGCCTGATCGCCTGGACCGTCGCCAAGATCGTCAATGTGTTTCGCTGATTTCGGCCAGTAGGCCACGCCCGCGTGATCTGGTCCGGCATGCGGGTTTCATTGGGACCATAGGAGTGTTTCATCATGAATGGCAAAGTTTTCAAAACCCTGATTCTCACCACCATCCTTGCTTCGGCAGCAGGCGTTGTGCAAGCTGATCCCGTCAGCTACGCCGCCATCACTTCGGCGGTGGATGTCTCGACCGTCGCTACCGGCATTGTCGCGATGGGTGCCCTGATGGTCGTGCCGAATGTGGCGCGCTGGGCCGTTCGTAAGCTGGCCGGCTTCTTCCGTTAATCGGTTCGGCTCGGGTGCGCTGGTTCCCGATCTCGGTACGGGAATCAGCCGCATCTGTCGAACCGCATCATTTCAGAAGGGGTTTTGATATGGCCTGGTTACTGCTGGCTTATCTCTCGGGAACGATCACTGCCGGTATCGTGTGGGGGGTATTCAATGCCAGCTAACCGACTTTGGCGGAATCTTTTCGCCTTTCTGGTGGGGGTTCTGCTGTCGTTTCTGGTCGCTGTGTCGTTCGCACGGGCCGAAACCATACCAGCCACCGCAGGCTCTGCTACTCCGATCACTGCTACCTCCTGGACCTGTGGCTCATCTCCGGTCCATTATTCATCGTGCATGCTTGCAGGTAAGGCTTGGGTCGGTACTTCTCCAACGTATTCCACATGTCGAGACATTGGCAGCTCTGCTTTTAGTGCCGATTTCACCAGTCCTTCCACCAACGTTGTTTGTTACCCGCAGTGTCCAAGTGGCAGCACTGTCGGCACGGCGACCGGCACTGCGACGTCACAATCTGCGCATCCGGGCTGTAAAGGCACGGCCGCCTGGACGTGCCCGGCCAATCAGGGCTGGACCTTGAGCGGTTCGAACTGCACCCGTCCGGATTGCCCGTCCGGACAAACCCACAGCACCACGGATGGTCAATGCCGTCCTGCGTGTGCAGCAGCGGGCACCAAAGACGCGAACTTCAACCGGGATATGGTCGGTACAGGACCTATGCCCGATACGCTCTGTGTCGATGGCTGTTCCTACGATACCAAGGGTCTCGGGGTCGGCCTGGGTCCGCAGGGGGCCAGCAGTTGGTTATTGACGGTAGGCCGTAGCCTGGGTACTTCGTGCAGCACTTCCACGAATGGCAGCAGCGGCACACCAGCGCAAAGCAACACGACGCCAGCGGAACAAGCGACTACTCCAGAGTCTGATTGCGTCAAATCGGGGCAGGGATTCGGTACGGTGAATGGGGTGGTCGTCTGCACAGGTCCACCGCCGCTGACCAAGGAAAAGACCACCACACAGACTCAAACCACTCCGACGAGTGGGCCGGCCACGACCACCGAAACCACCAAGACCACCACTTGCCAGGGCGGTGCCTGTGTGACCACCGAAACCACGAAGGTTATCGCGGGGGGTTCAGGCCCGGGGGGTACGGGTCCCGGTTCCACCAGCACGCCGGGTCCCACGACCACCACCACCGACGACGAGGGCACGTTCTGTGACAAGAACCCGACCAGCGACAAGTGCCAGAAAACTGAACCGGGCACGCCGGCCACCGTTACCGGCCTGTACACTAAAGACGCCAAGACGGTCGAAAGCGTCGTCAATTCCTTTAAGGCAACGGTTCAGGGTGCTGGCTTCTACAACGCGGCGTCCAACTACTTCAGCGCGTCGATGCCCAGCGGTTCCTGTTCGGGCCTATCCGCCAACATCCAGCCGCCTCTAGGCGCTGCCTGGCATATCGACCTGGGCGATTACCTGTGTGGATCGACGGCCGCTACCCTGTATTCCTTGCTCGGCATCGGCGTGATGTTGGCCGCTGGCTGGGTCGCTTTCCGTATCGCCATCCTGTAGGGGGCACTGATGCAAAACTGGTTGAACGAAATCACGACCTGGTTGCTGGGCCTGGTCGTCGAGGTATTCAAGGCACTGGTCGACTTCTTTCATGACGTTTTCATCTGGTGTCTGGACGCTGTTCTGTCCGCCATCGCCGGCCTGGTGGCCAGCATTCCAACGCCGGCCTTCCTTTCGTCCGGTCTCAATGTCGGCAGTCTGTTGAACGGCTTGCCTCCGTATGCCCTGTACGTGGTGGGGCAGATTCGCATTGGCGAAGCGATGGCGATCATCGGCGCGGGCGTGGCCTTCTACCTGGCGCGCAAGCTCTTCACCCTCGGCCAATGGTAGATCTGCCATTTTTTGGATTCCCGTAATGTTGCTTTTTCATGAAGGTTTGCCGGGTTCCGGCAAGAGCTATGCCGCGATCAAGGATCATCTGATCCCGGCGCTACGCAAGGGCCGCACCGTCTGTGCGTACGTCGAAGGGTTGGACCATACGCGCATTGCCCTGGTCGCCGGCATCTCCGAAGAACGGTGCCGCGAGCTGCTCCAGCCTATCACTCGCGAACAGGTGCCGGAAATCTGGAAGTATGTGGTTAATGACGCCTTCGTGATCATTGACGAGCTGCAGAACTTCTGGCCCACGACGCGCGTCCGCCTGGGTCCGGAGATTACCCAGTTCATCACAGAACATCGTCACCGTGGCCTGGATGTCCTGTGTATGGGTCAGGTCCTGGGCGACTGCCATACCATGTGGCGTAACCGCGTTGACCAGAATGTGTTCTTCTTCAACCGAGACGCCATTGGCAAACCGAACAGCTACCGCTGGTCTGTTCGCAAGCGTGAATCCAACGGCAAATTTACCGAAGTCACCGCCGGCACCGCCGAATATGATCCGCAGTACTTCGGCTGTTACGCCAGCCATAGCGAGGGCACGTCGAATACTGAACGATTCACCGACAAGCGCGCTAACATCTGGTCATCGCCCATTGTCCGGCGCTATCTGCCTCTCGCCCTGGGCGTTGGCGTGCTCGGCCTGGGTTTCGTCATCTGGCTGTTTCGGGGTGGCCTGGTCGGCAACCTCACCGAAAAAGCTGATACCGCCCTGGCCAAAGACAAGCCGGCTGTCGTCCAGGTCACTCCTGCGCTGGTGACCACTCCGCCGCAGTCCGTCGAGACTGCGCCCAAGAAAATTGCCTTGCCCGTAGCGGAGGAGTCCGCCATCCTGCCTGGTGGCGATATGGTCGACACCCTCACCAGCAAATACCGGATTCGTGCCGGCGGCCAGATCAACAGCAAAACAAACACCTATGGCATCATCGAATGGCGAGACGAAAACAACGGCGTTCGAGACGTGCTGACGTATCGCGATCTCAGCGGCCTGGGATGGCTGGTCATGTCCAGCCCTGACGGCTCTCTGGTTATCCTGACCAAGATCAACCGCAAGTACTACGCCACCGCCTGGCCCATCGAGGATTATCGGGGCCGCGTCACCGAGGCACAGAAGCGCACTCTTGAACCGACATCGCCAGTCGTTGGCAAGCTTTGATATTTGATTTCTAGTGTATCAGAAAACGGAATACTGAATGGGGTACTGTATAAGAGAACAGTAAAAATAAGTGGATCAACTATTGACACAGTGAGTCAAGATTTGATATAATTGTTTCACTGTCAAAGGAGATTCCAAAATGAACGATTTGTTGAAAACCCTGTATCTTGTCCGCGCTTTGTCCGCCAAATCCCTAACCTCTCAGGAACTGCAAGATTTGCTGCGCTTGAGTCTTCCAACACTTAACCGTCATCTTTCTTCTGCTCGCAATCTTGGTGCGGTGATTACTGCCCGCCAGACCAACAGGCAATGGCGCTATCACTTGGACAATTCAGATGCAGTACAGAACACTTTGAATACCTGGATTCGCCTCGAAGAGCAGAGGGACTTGACCGCTGATGATTTCGCTAGACCCTGTAAACGGTAATGACTCATCACAGCACGGCAGCCTGGCACGCAGTGACAGCCTGCCGTGCTGTGGGTGAGGTTCTACCTTGTCTGGCTCACGAACGCTTGCTGCAGGCCCTTGCAGGGGCCTTCCTGGGGCAGGCTGGCGGGAGCGATCTCTATCGGCAACGCCGTACGTGAGCAGACATCCCCTCCTTTCCTGCTAAACCGGCCGTAACGCCACACCTTTGTGCGGATTGCGAAGCAACCCCGTTGAGCCCGTGCGGCGCGCTGTTTGCGCCGTGCGGGTGATTTACGGGGGCAAGGCGGGCGCGCTTCATGCCCGCCTTGATCCGGGGGCCACACGATAGAGCGGATGGTTTGCGAGAGAAAAGACTTCCAGAACTCGGCGCGCTTGGGGTTCTTCTCGCGCTGGCTTTCCAGGTCGGCTAAAACCTTTGCCGGGTCTAGGTTTAAGGTGATTGCCATCTTTGTGATAATGTAATTATCGGGCCATTCTTTTCCGGCTCTGTATGCGCAGATTCTTGCGCGGTGTATCTCAAATCGGTTCGCCAGTTCGTTGTCTGCTGTCACTCCCATAGCTTTTTTGGTGGCATCTAGATATTCGTTCGGAGTCATCTTTCTATCCCCTACAGGTTTCCTTATCTGTTTCATGGTAGTCCGTTTTTACGTACTTGCAATGCTCGATTTTTCGGACTACATTCTTGTTTGTTCGATTGTTCGAACATCAACTTTCAGGAGAACCGATCATGAGTGCCGTTCAGCCGTTGCAACCTTCCGATGCCGCCGCGCGTAAATCCCTTCAACCCGGTCAGTCGTTCCTCGTCGGGCGCATCACCGACGTCAAGCGGACTGACAAGGGCACTTTCACCATTTTGGCAACTCCTGCCCCGGATCGGTACAGCCACCCGTCCATGCATGAGGTCGGGAGTGATCGTCCGTTCGGTCGTCCGGGGGATGAGGTCAGTATCCTGGTTCAGCTCGGTGGCTACCGTCGCACGTTCCGGACCAAGGACGGCGATCAGGTGGTGACCGTCGATAACTCGCTGCGCCTGGTCGCGGAGTAACGTTCATGAACGGCTGCCGGGTGTCCTTGGT